CCATCACCATTCTTGTAGGATGGTGACCAGTAGTAAACTTCGTTGTGTAGTAGGTCGTATAGCTCAACAATTTCTATGTAAAGATAATCATCTGGTAAATCGTTATAGTCTTGTTTTGTGTAGCTTACTGGACCACCACCTTCATCAAAGTAGTTTTCTTTTGGTACAGCAACAAACTTTTTTGCACCAAATTTTCTTTTTGCTTCTACCATGTTTAGGTAGTAAGTGTGTCCAATAAATCTTTGATCAGATACTGCTGTTGCATCTCTATCTAAGATTACTTCCCAACAAGGGATTGCTCTTATTGTTACTTTATCTAGCATTTCATCTGATTCAACTGGGCTTAGCTTAAGCGCAGAAAACTGGTAAATAAGTGCTAGTCTGCTGGCAATCTCTAGCTGCTCTCTCTGATTATAAAGAAATCTATTTGCTGCTGCTTGAGCTAGCTTTGGATCTCCACCAGTGGCAGCTATATCTGCACCGATAACAACAGATGGTGTCTTAGAAAAAAGAGAAGAAATATAGCTTTCTATAAAGCCATATGCATCTGCAGTCTCAACACGAATCATTGTCGTGTCATACATTTCTTCTTTCCAGAATTTAGACTCGTATGCATTTTTATATTTTTTTAATTCTCCGGCCTTCTGTTTCCAGTATTCTTTATTGTCGGTGTAAATAATTCTTATAAATTTCTGTATGTCGTCTGAATTTCTGGCCATATTTCCGCGTCCTCATATATATGAATTAGTCAAGTGATCAATAGCGTCTTTTTTGACCTATCGCAGCACCTGTATTTTGTATTGTTCTTGCTACTTGTTTTGCGTTAACCCAGTTTGGTAAAAATGGTTTTACTTTTAATGTAACAGATTTTAAACAAACATAAGATAAAGCCATTGCCAAAGCAGAGTCAGCATGTGAATCCATATTGTCTGGAATCTCTACAGAGCCTTTATCTGTTAACTGTAGGGCTCTTAGCTCTTGATAAGTAATCATATCTATTGTTCTTATGTAACCATCATTGATTACTGATTTTAAATTTTCAAACATTTCAGTTTTTGATTTAGATGTAGTTAGCCAGTCTTTGCCGTCTTGCTGCCAAATATTGTAGTATCCAAGATGTCTTAATTCGTTTAGAACAACGTTACCAAAGTTGTTAGATTCTACCAGAACAAGTGCTTTATTATAATCTGTAGCAATTTCTTGTATGCGTTTAGCTAGCCCAGTTGGCACAATTAATTTAGATCTATAAATAGCAACACAATTATATGTTTTTTTACTAACAACATAAATTACAGAATAGTCTCTATTCACACCAGCAGCAACGTCAACGCCTATTGAATAAACGTCATCTTTATCTGGCCTACAAAAGACATTCCATTCTATTGGCTCTACAGGAACAATATCTAGCTCGCCAAAGTCTTCTTGCTTAAAATAAACATTTCCTGTCTGACTGTAAGCATCATCAATGTCTGCAGGAAATTCTCGTTTAAATTTATCTAGCCCAATTTTTGATATTTTTTCTCTACGCCAAGCTATTTGCGAAAGAGACAAATTAAACTTTTTTGCTAGTTCTTCTTCCCATTCTGTTAGCCTAAATCCAGCATCAGGATCTATGCTATATTCTTTATGTAAAAACCAAGGAAAGAAAAGCGCATTCCATTTTGCTTCGCCTCTTAACCACTTTACCCATTCTTGGTGTAGAGCATCATTAAAATAATTTGCTGTGCTTTCTATTACAAGTTGCCCATTGTTTAGAGCATTTAGTGCTGTTGCTTTTAATTCTTCTGGATTTGGTGAGAATGCATACTCAGACATATGAAGATAAGAACATGTAAATGAACGGATACCACCTTCAGCACCGGCAGATACCGCTATTATTTTTGCGCCAGAGTCTTTAAACTTTAATTCTGTTGTGTTGCTTACCTCTAATTCTTTTTGTAGGAATTTTGGAAGGTTATCATAGAATATTTTGTGCATTGTTAACAAATGCTTAGAGCTTGCTAGCTTATGTGAAAGAATAGCAAATGTAGTTGGTTCTTTGCTAACATAAGTCTTCCAAAAAAAATAAGCAGCAACAATTGTGCTACTTCCAATCTGGCGACCTTTAAGGATCAAAGTCTCGCCGCCAGTTTCCAAAGCTTTTATTATTTCTATTTGTTCAGCATTTGGTACTAGCGCAATTAACTTGCCAGTTTTATCTATGATTTTTAAACGTTTAATAAATTCAACAGGATTAGACAAAACCCGTTCTAATTCTGCTTTAGTTTTTGCCATCATCAATTCTCCATTGAACCATTCAAATATTCTTGAAGCATCTCATCTAAAGCTTCTTCTTCAGAATTACCGGATTCTTTCGCTTCAACAACGGTTTTAGTAAATTTATCAACCATTTTGTTGACCTCTTCCAGCTTTGCTTCCCCGGCAACATATTGATTAATAGTATGCTGCAAAGCTAATTTTAAGCCAGTATTTCCGTTTGCGGTTCTGATCCACTTTCTTAATTTTACTATATAATTTACAGGTCTAGGCACACTTACTCCATGTAGTAATGGTACACTTTCGGTACATGCTACATAGTACTAGTAAAAGTAAAGTGTATTTTAGGATAATTTATTTTTTATTTCTATTATAGCTTTTTTTAGTTCTTGATGCATAAATTGTTTTGTTACTTTTCTTGATTGTCCCATCTGTTCTAAAGTCTTTCCTTCAAAGAAATATTCCAACAAAAGATTCTTATATTTTTCTGGCAGGGATTCAATTGCCGCATGAATATTTGGATCGGGCTCTTCCTTAAATGTTCCGTCAATAATATCTATCATTTTAGATTCTGGGCTTTCGGCGTTACGATCCAGAATATAATTATCAATTCCTACAGAACAATATCTCCAGGCGTCTTGTGCTATCGAAATATTTGTTTTTCTTCTTGTTGGCATTTTCTCTCCTTTGTTGGTTTATTTATAGAACAGTAGAGCTAGGTCCGAGATGCGTCACCCTACACACTATACTAAGGACCACAGCTCCAGAATAGTACACCCTATTTTGGAAAATTTTTTTTAAAATATTGTGCCAGAACATTACACCGCGGGTGATAATTCTGTTGATGGAAGTTTTTGCACGAATAAAATATTTTGGCACAGCATGGGCTGCTGGCTAGTTAACAAAACCTACATGGGTGGAGGCTTCAATGTTTGGACAAGTAAATATTTTCAGAGTAAGAAAGATCAATAAGATGAACTACTGGGTTATCAATGAGTGGAGAGAATATCAAGTAGACCAGGGAGAGCATGGTATTTTTACTTATCAATATAAACCTGGATATCAGTTATTTTCTTCAAAAAAAGAGGCTTTAGAGGCTGCAACAACTGCAAATCTTAGAGAATCTATTGAAGAGCTAGATGACGAGAATTACGATCCTGCTGCCTTTAAACATACTTTTAAAGGCAGTTTTGAGTTTTATTTAAAAAAAGTTTGCATGGCAAGATAAAAATAAATAATAAAAGCTACGTGGAATTTTTTTTAATTTTTGGCCCATGGGGTTATACTTTCTACTACTATTCTAGTATTATGTATAAGGCGGTGCAAGGATGAGAACCTGGAAGGAAGCCCAGAGGGTAACCAAGGAGATGATAAAAAGATATTTATCTCCACAAAACAAATTAGGAATTATCATGTCACACTTTTCTTGGGATGAATCTGATTTCTGCCAAGAGTTTCTTGAGCACTTGCTTTCATTTAACAAGAAAAGTACAAACAGATGGAGAGAAAAATGGCTAGTAGATAATATAAACTGGGATGATTTAGGAACACAAAAATCATTTAGAGCTTGGACAAAATTTGAAATGAAGTCTTTTATTGGAAGAAAATATTACAGAGAAATTACTAGAGTAGATTCTTCTGATGAAAAGATAGATTTTTTTAATACAGAATCTAACAACGACATTGAACTACAGGATGAAGATATGATTACAAAATTAATGAACGCTGAATCACTAAAAGTAATTTTTAAATATATGGCTGAATCTGCAACCGAACGTGAGCTGTTTATTTACAGATATATGATAGGTGTTCAAGAGCTAGAAAGAAATGAGTCTGGCCTAAGAATCTTAAATTATCCAAACGGAGGAACATCAAAGAAAACATTCTATGATCATAGAGATTTGTTAATACAAAAGTTAAAGAGCTTAATCAAAGAAAATGGAGGTGAGGTATGA